GAAAAACAACTGAAAGCAGCAAGAGAATATCTGAAAAAAATGTTTGGTGAAGGTATGCCAAATGGTGCTATTGAGATTTCAGACTATGACATACAGAGTTTTGTTGATATTGTATCTGATGCCAGAAATCCTATGGGAACTGGTGATCAGGCATTTGATAGAGAGATGACGGTATTACTTGCGAGTCCTATAGTTCAGGCAGCAGCTTCTAAAGGCATTGCTGCTCTTGCTACCCTTGTGGGGGGTGTGGAAACTGCAAAACAAATTATGAAAGCTATAAACAATTCATCAAGGAGCAGTTCTGCTGGGATGGGAACATATGGTGAAACTTCTCAACAAGCACGAGAAAGAGAGGCAGCAGATAAGAAACTTGCGGACGCTGAAGCACGATATGGTGCAGACAGTGATGAAGCTATTGAAGCAAGACGTGAAAGAAGTGATACTCTTACTAGACATAAGAGAGAAAGAAGAAGTAAAACTGGGTCTACGACTGGAGATGCTAGAAGACAAAGAGAAGCAAAACAAGAGGCTGCTAAGAAAGCAAGAGAGGAAAGACTAAGAAGAAATCAGGAAGCAACAAACCGTGAGAATGAAGAGAAAATTAGAAGGGGAAAACAGAGAGAAAGAAGAGGCAGACAAAGAACAAGTGAGGATGAAGTTCAAGATTTGTTAAGGGGTGAGACATATGAACCAGAAGGAAAAGTTATCAAAGAGAAGAAATCATTTAAGGACATCACGAAAAAAATTCCTGGATACTATGATGGCAAACCATCACTACTTGGTTTTCCATTGGAAGAACCTCCCAAAATGGTGAATGGGTATCATCCAGATCTGGTGGATGGTAAGAAAGTTGCAAATAGATTTAATCGTTTGGATCCTCAAAGTGCAAAGGCGATGCCTAAGACTGGTAATCCGCACATTGATAAGAAGGTTAGAGCAGCAGCAAAGAAACCTAAGTGAGGGAGTTGACAGATCCACAAGAATCGCTTAATATAAATACAAGGACAAGTGAGGGATTCCTCACTATCCACACACGCCTTACCAAGACTAAACAGCGTGTTAAAACAATAGTCTTTAATACCTCAGGCGGAGGGTGTCTGAGGAATATTCTAACTTGTGTTCCCCGCACTAATACTTACCCTTTTACGAATAATGGCTCAAACAATTTTAACGCGGCAACAGTCGCAATCAAACTGGGAATCCTTCTGCGAATGGGTTACCAGCACTAACAACCGCTTATATGTCGGTTGGTTCGGCGTTCTGATGATCCCTACGCTGCTTGCAGCAACCATTTGTTTCATCGTCGCCTTTGTCGCTGCTCCTCCTGTGGACATCGACGGCATCCGTGAACCCGTTGCTGGTTCACTTTTGTATGGTAATAACATCATTTCTGGTGCAGTTGTACCATCTTCTAATGCAATCGGACTTCACTTCTATCCCATCTGGGAAGCAGCCGGACTGGACGAGTGGCTCTATAACGGTGGCCCTTACCAGTTGGTTGTTTTCCACTTCCTCATCGGTATCTTCTGCTATATGGGACGTGAGTGGGAACTCTCTTATCGTCTCGGCATGCGCCCTTGGATCTGCGTTGCTTACTCTGCACCTGTTGCAGCAGCGTCCGCAGTATTCCTCGTCTATCCTTTCGGACAAGGCAGTTTCTCTGACGGTATGCCTCTGGGTATCAGCGGCACCTTCAATTTCATGCTTGTTTTCCAGGCTGAGCACAACATCCTGATGCACCCCTTCCACATGCTGGGAGTTGCCGGTGTCTTCGGTGGTTCACTGTTCTCTGCAATGCATGGTTCACTGGTTACCTCTTCACTGGTTCGTGAAACCACTGAAACCGAGTCCCAGAACTATGGTTACAAGTTTGGACAAGAGGAAGAGACTTATAACATTGTTGCTGCACATGGATACTTCGGTAGACTCATCTTCCAGTATGCATCATTCAACAACTCTCGTTCACTGCACTTCTTCCTGGCTGCATGGCCTGTTGTCGGCATCTGGTTCACTGCCCTTGGCGTGTCAACCATGGCATTCAACCTGAATGGTTTCAACTTTAATCAGTCCATCCTTGACGGACAGGGAAGAGTTCTGAACACCTGGGCAGACGTTCTGAACCGTGCAAACCTGGGTATGGAAGTAATGCACGAGCGTAACGCTCACAACTTCCCTCTGGATCTGGCTGCTGCCGAGTCCACCCCTGTTGCACTTCATGCACCAACTGTTGGTTGATACAATACCATCATAAACTTCAAAAGGGACTTTCGAGTCCCTTTTGTTTTCTTAAAAAATATTAAGTTTTATTATGGTTGGACTTCCAGAATTTTTTTATCAAACATCTGATGAACCTTACGATAGGCATAATTACAGATTTCATTTCAAAGACAAACAAAGTATAATCTTTGAGAGTTATGAAGAGGTTCGTGCAGAATGGTTTAACACACCTTGTCTTTTTAAATCTCATATTGAAGTTCTTGATAAAAAACAAAACACAAAATTTAAAGGAGGATTTAAATAGTAATGGTAACATCAACTATTCAACAACCAAAGAGGGGGTGGTTCGATGTCCTGGACGATTGGCTTAAACGAGATCGCTTTGTCTTTGTGGGTTGGTCTGGACTACTTCTTTTTCCCACTGCTTATCTGGCCATTGGCGGCTGGCTTACTGGGACAACTTTTGTCACGTCTTGGTACACCCACGGAATTGCTAGTTCCTATCTTGAGGGGGCTAACTTTCTCACAGCAGCTGTCTCGACGCCTGCTGATGCTATGGGTCATTCTCTTCTTCTACTTTGGGGTCCTGAAGCTCAGGGCAGTTTCGTCAGGTGGATCCAACTTGGGGGACTCTGGCCTTTTGTGGCTCTCCATGGTGCATTCGCTTTAATTGGTTTTATGCTTCGCCAGTTTGAACTGGCACGTCTTATCGGTATCCGTCCTTACAATGCTATTGCTTTTTCTGGCCCTATCGCTGTTTTTGTCAGCGTTTTTCTCATATATCCTCTGGGACAGTCGTCCTGGTTCTTCGCGCCATCGTTTGGGGTTGCCGCTATTTTCCGCTTCCTACTTTTCCTACAAGGTTTCCACAATTGGACGCTCAACCCGTTCCACATGATGGGAGTTGCGGGTATTCTTGGAGGAGCATTGCTTTCTGCGATACATGGTGTTACTGTAGAGAACACTCTGTATGAAGACGGTGAACAAGCAAATACTTTCAAAGCGTTTGACTCAACTCAAGAGGAAGAAACCTATTCTATGGTTACAGCAAATAGGTTCTGGTCTCAAATCTTTGGGATTGCGTTCAGTAATAAGAGGTGGCTTCACTTCTTTATGCTTTTTGTCCCTGTCATGGGCCTTTGGACTTCCTCTATTGGTATCATTGGTCTTGCTCTTAATCTTCGTGCCTATGATTTTGTAAGTCAAGAAATTAGAGCAGCAGAAGATCCTGAGTTTGAGACTTTCTACACAAAGAATATCCTTTTAAACGAAGGACTTCGTGCCTGGTTAGCACCAGTAGATCAACCTCATGAATCATTTGTATTTCCTGAGGAAGTATTGCCAAGAGGTAACGCACTTTGATACAATTTACGATTGGTTTAGCTATCGGGTATTTTTTTACCCGACTTCTTATTACCTACATGAGGTAATCAAATGATTCCATTACTTTTCTTTGGATGTTTATTTGCTATTGGTGGTGCTTCTTTTGCTCTAATGTGGGCGAACATAAAATCTATTAATGATTTGAATACCCCCATCAAAACAACTAGACATCCTGAGACACCTGAACCTGGTGAAACTGTAATGTATGTCGATTTGTCTAGAGAAAAACTTGAAGATCTTTACAATAAAGAGTAAACCTGATACAATATGGGGGTGTTGAACCCCCCTTTTTCATGGCTGCTAAAAAGAAAGAGTACGTCGAAGCCGTTTCACCTGTATCAGGTAATGGTGTTAATTATGAAATAATTAGTCGCACGGTAACTGAAAACGCACATCTTCGTTGGCCTGATGTTAAAATTGATCCTTACGATGAGATTGTAGAAGTCAGGAAAAAAACTTGTTATGGTAACCCTGAAGAAACTTTTGAAACATTTGAAACTGCAAGATATCGTAAGTATCATCCGATTCCAGATCCCGTTGTTTTTGTTGAAACAAAGGTAAAAGCAAAAATAAAAGAGGTTAAAGCATAGTATGGTTGAATAAAAATCAAATATGTGATATATAAAGGGCGTATGAATCGCCCTTTTTTAATGAAAATTTTTCTGGATACTGCGGATACTGATATTATCGCAAAGTATTTTTCAACTGGGTTGGTGGATGGAGTGACAACCAATCCTACTTTGATTATGAAGAGTGGTAAAAATCCTGAGGATGTTTACCAAGAGATCAAAGACATGGGTGTCAAAGACATCAGTATGGAAGTGATGGGTTCTGATCTTGAGATGTATGATGAGGGTATTCGTCTCTATCAAAAGTTTGGCGATGTTGCTACCATCAAAGTTCCTTGCACCAGAGAAGGCCTAATCGTCTGTAAGCGTCTTTCAGAGCAGGGTATTAAGGTAAACGTCACTCTGATCTTCTGCGCCGCACAGGCGGTTCTGGCTGCCAAAGCGGGTGCTGCATATGTCTCTCCTTTTGTAGGACGACTGGATGATCAATCAGTTGCAGGGCTGGAAGTAGTTCGTTCTATTTCTGAACTGTTCCGTATTCATGGAACCAAAACTCAGGTTCTGTCTGCTTCTATTCGCAATGTGCAAAGAGCGATACGTTCGTGGTATAATGGTGCTGAGATCTGCACGATGCCACCAAAGGTATTCGATCAAATGTATGATCACATCCTCACTGATAAAGGAATGGAAATTTTTGAAAACGATTGGGAGTCTGTTAAAAAATGAGCAGTTTTGCAGTTTACACAAAAATTGGTTGCCCCTACTGTACTAAAGTAATTTCTGCTTTAGGACTTGCCGAACAACGATTTGTTGAGTATAAATTGGGTAGAGATTTTAATGGAGCAGAATTTTATCAAAAGTTTGGACAAGGATCCACTTTCCCTCGCGTTGTTCTGAATGATAAATTAATTGGTGGATGTCAAGAAACTGTCAAGTACCTAAAAGAAAACAATCTGGTTTAATGGATCAAGAAGTCTATACAATCATAGAGCAATCGATTGATGATGCCTTCACGGCATTTAGATTTAGACTGAATCTCTATGATTACTTTAAAGTTATTAAGGCAACTCGAAAAGATGCTGATGACTTTATTAGTAGCAGCACTTCCAAAGAGATTAAGGATCTTGTCTTCGATTTAGAAGAATATCTGGAGGGAGGACAAGATAATGAGCATAAACAATTGCGTGAGGGTTATGGACACATCCCAAAACCACAGGCAAGAAAGATCAAACAATTTTTAGAGGGTATCCTTGCAGATGCTAAAAGGTATAGTTATGATAGAAGACCTGGACGGAGAAGAAAAGGCTCTAAATAAATCAGAACCTCATCTTAATCGTGGGGTAGAGTTATTACTTAGAAATAGGAGGAGAGCAGAACCGCCCAAAACTTTCCAAGTAAGGTTTGGAAATATGGTTTCTCTCTTCAAGAGAGACATTGTTTTCCATTTCAATTTTTATTTGGATATTCGGAAAAGATAGATACTCTCGGAGGACGGGAAAATGTTAGCAGTAACATTGACGATTGGAACATTAGTATCAATAATGTTCTTTTTTGTTGGAGGTATGGTAGGATGGCTTGCGAAAGAGCACGTCTACAATACCCAACCAGTATACACTCATCCCGAAATGTTTGATGAGAACGGAAATGTTCTACCTGATGAAATTTTAGCAGTAAGGTTTGAAAACGATTATGGCGACAACGACGAAGACGAAGAAGAAAATTGAACTACCACCCAATCCTTTTCTTCATGAAATCCTTGAATTTGTAAGTAAGCAACGTGCAAAGGCAAAGAAAGTTGAAATTCTTCAACAGTATGAAAACGATGCTCTGAAGACTATTTTTATTTGGAACTTTGATGAGACTGTAATCTCAGTTCTTCCTGTTGGAGATGTTCCTTTCAATAAGAACGAAGTGCCTGTTGGTACGGATCACACCTCTTTACGTAGAGAATATAAACATCTCTACAATTTTGTAAAAGGTGGTAATGATGGACTCTCTGGACTCCGTAGAGAAACTATGTTTATTCAAATGCTTGAGGGACTGCATCCTGAAGAAGCAGAAATTCTATGTCTCTGTAAAGATAAAAGACTTGCAGACAAGTACAAAATCACTTATGATATTGTCAAACAGGCATTTCCTGACATTCAATGGGGTGGACGCAGTTGAAAATTATTAAAGAAAATTGTGATCCGTCTGTGGATAACAAGACGGATCTTCCTAACAATTGTTACCTTGTTACATACAACAAAGATGGTGCGGTAACTTATGATTTAGTTGCAGCATCAAAACAATCTGAAATCTTTGATAGCTATTACGATAAGTATAAAAAAGATTTTGTTACCATGGTACAATCTGAAGGAAGAGTATCTTCTAAGACATGGGGCAACTCTGCACCAAAAGAAAAAAAGAAAAAATCATGAGCGGATTTAAAGGGTTTACCAACGATCCGCAGAAAGATGGAAACGTTAGGTTTGAAATTAATACTGACGAAGTTGGTAAACTTATCAAAAAATATAAAAAACTAAAAAAATTTCAAAAATCAAATATCGCTGAGGTGTGTAAACTCTCTGATATTAAAACAACAGTTGATCGTCTTGTAGAAGAATACGGTATTGACTCTGAAGCAATCGAATGATGGGCAAGCATTATCTTCTCAATCTTTATGGATGTGAGTTTGACTATCTTAATAATGAAACATATCTAAGAGAATTGTTGGAGATTGCTGCTGAGGCAAGTGGTGCAACTGTTATTCAAACTATTTCAAAAAAGTTTGAACCACATGGTGTAACTACTGTTTGTCTTCTCTCTGAGAGTCATATTAGTATTCATTCTTGGCCTGAAAAAGGAGAAGCAGCAGTCGATATATTTACATGTGGTAACGCAGAACCCAAGGTGGGTTGCGATATTATCATTCATCAGTTAAAATCAGATCATCATAGACTCAGTTACATTGAACGGTAACTAAATATCCACATATGATTTCATCATGACTTACAAACCTTACTCTCCTGAGTGGCATCGAAAGAGGTATCTCAAAGAAGCAATTGATACATACTTCGATGACTACGTGGATAATGAAATAATCTACGAAGATATCATGGATATCCTAGGCGACAGAATGTCTGCTGCTGCCAATGAGGTAAATAAGGTTCTTGATTTAAAAGACAAACTCAAAACGAACTAACATGCTTTCTACCGCGTATCGACTTCGTTTGGAGTCCATCTGCCGTTGCATCGCCAACAAAGAACAAGTCCCTTTAGAAGATATGATCTGGGCAGAGAAACTTGCTAAGGCACATACTCTTGCCAGAGATTGGTTGCAACAGGCACGTCGTCAAGCATCACAGGACATTGAAGAGGGAAGTATTGAGGATTTTATGAATAGGATGGGATTAGGTGATCCCGATCCATCCAATCATAAAACGGGATTTGATAGTGCAGACGAAATTGTTGATTGGTTTCAAAGAGATAAACCTGATGATTGGAGGCAGCGAGATTGATGAAAATGTGGGAGACAAAGTGCAGTTCTTGTGGCAAGATCGTTCCAGCAAATAAGTGTCCTCAACTTTTGACAACCCCTCTTTGCAAACCCTGTTGGTTAAAAAGACATGAATGATTTTCTAGATAATTTGGGTGCAAATCAATATCGAAAAATGCACCAACCCAAAAAAATTCGTCTGACTCCTCAAACATATATTGATATGAATAAAGAGTTTGTTGAAAATGGTGATAGGATAATAATTAATGTGCCTACACAGGAAGCAATTGATAAATGGCAGGAGTATTCAAAAAATTCTCCATACATAGAAACGCCCCCATCAAAAGATCTAGTACAAGAAATGTGGGATAAAATTGGAGAAAGGCCAAATGATTGAAGCACTTGTTTATAGTAACGGAAGTCAAGAATCTGAAAGAGCAAAAATGGTTCTTGAGGCATGTGGACAGCAAGTAAAAGAGTTTTTACTTGGTGCTGATTTCAGCGACAGACAATTTCGTGCTGAGTTCGGAAGTGAAGCAGAGTACCCTCAGGTTGCTATTGGATTAAATCATCGTGGTAATTTAAAAGAAACTCTTAAGTTTATGTCTGATGCAGGGATGTTTCTATAAATTGTATCACAAGTTACAAAACTACTTGACTATATAAAATTATGAGTCTATAATGACTCTACGTTCATCCAGGAAACTGGACGCAAGTAAGTCGCGGAACGGATCGTTCATCCCTCCGGGGACGCAAACGACTGAAGGAACGGGGCTAAAAATCCCTTACTTCAGGAGACTACCATGAACACACTCAACCTCATTAAGAAGCAGATTGAAAAACAGTCTGCTCTGCATGATGCACAGATTACTCACACTGCCTATCGAGGTATTGTGACTAAGAAGTTCACATCTGCACCTAAGGAAGTCCACGGCAAGTTTACTTATCGCGGACACACTTACACAAAGTGATTGACTTACTAGTGACAGATTGATAGAATGGGGGCATATGCCCCCCTTTTTTATGGAAGCAGAACAGCAAGAACGACTTAAACTGATCGTGCGTAATCTTAAATCTTTAGTGGAGGTGCTAGAGTCGGAGGTATATTCCGACGTGACTAAATACTCCAGCGGAAGTAGTGCAATTATAACTGATTATGATGAGATTTTTGACGACGACGATGGTTACCCCGATTAATGTCCATGGAAGAGTTATCTCTTAAAAAAGCGGCAAAGAAAATTATTAAACGAGCAAAGAAACATCCGGAGTGGTATTCCCAAGAGGATGTAATGTATGCTAAACTTTATAGAAAAGAACTGAAACTAAGTGAACGACGTAAAACTGATCAGTGTAACTCCTGACGCGGAGAAACACATTGCCTATTGTGCTCGCGTAAGCAATCCAAAAAATCAGGAGAGTGAGTCTTTCTCAGGACTCTTGAAGTATTGTATTAAACACCAGCACTGGAGTATTTTTGAACAAGCGTTCATGACTCTAGAACTAAACACCAGTCGCGGAATAGCGGCTCAAGTGTTGCGTCACCGAAGTTTCACATATCAAGAATTCTCACAAAGATATGCTGATGTCAATTGGTTAGATGCTGGTATTCCTGTACCCGAACTGCGTCGTCAGGATGAAAAGAATCGTCAGAACTCTATTGATGATATTGATCCTGAGAAGACTAAGTTCTTGAAGCAACGCATTGAAGCATACTTTAATGAAGGTATGGATCTTTACAATGAACTTATTCGTGAGGGAATTGCAAAGGAGTGCTCTCGTTTTGTGCTTCCCCTCGCTGTTCCCACAAGACTCTACATGACAGGCTCTATTAGATCGTGGATTCATTATATTGATTTGCGTTCTGCTAATGGCACACAGAAAGAGCACATGGATATTGCTAATGATGCTAAGCGTGTATTCAAAGAACAGTTCCCTTCTATTGCTGAAGCACTAGAGTGGTGAATAAATATTACATCGTAAGTTAATTTTTATGGCTACATATCCTGTTATTAATAAGGAAACTGGTGAACAAAAAGACGTTATCCTTAGCGTACATGCATGGACTAAGTGGTTAGAGGATAATCCTGACTGGCAAAGAGACTGGAGTGATCCAACCTCTGCACCTGGTTGCGGAGAGATTGGAGAAGTCTACGATAAACTGAGAAAGTCGCATCCAGGTTGGAACGACGTTCTCAACAAATGCTCTAAAGCTCCAGGATCCACTGTCAAACCTGTTTAATCTATGCCTGCTAAAAGAAAAAGAGATCAACCAATTGGTGTCGGTTTAACCGCTAAACAGATGAAGCGTCGTAAACCAATCAATACAGAATTGATGAGGGATATTGATCCCCTTACTGATAATCAAGAAAAACTATTTGACGCATACGCCGATGATAAAAATCTAGTCGCGTATGGTGCAGCGGGAACGGGTAAAACTTTCATCACTCTTTATAATGCACTGAGAGACGTACTTGATGAAAGATCACCATATGAAAAAATTTACATTGTTCGCTCACTTGTAGCAACCAGAGAAATTGGTTTCCTTCCTGGAGATCATGAAGACAAGTCTGACATTTACCAGATTCCATATAAGAATATGGTGAAGTATATGTTTTCTCTTCCTTCAGAGACAGACTTTGAAATGCTCTATGGTAATTTGAAGACTCAGGGCACCATTAGTTTCTGGAGCACCTCATTCATTCGTGGCACAACTCTTGATAAAGCGATTATTATTGTTGATGAATATCAGAACTTGAACTTCCACGAACTTGATAGTATTATTACTAGGGTTGGTGAAGATACCAAGATCATGTTCTGTGGTGATGCCACTCAAACTGACTTGGTTAAACAGAATGAAAGGAATGGTATTCACGATTTCATGAACATTCTTCGAGTGATGCCATCCGTTGATATTATTGAATTTGGTGTTGAAGATATTGTCCGCTCTGGACTCTGTAAAGAATACTTGCTTGCGAAAACAGAACTTAATCTATGAACTTCACTCATCATAATTTTCTAGGTGACATTGAACTAAACAAAAAAGAAACTCAGGGTATCCGCTTCTACAATCTTCCTGATGGACAGTGGGTTCCCTCCATTACTTCTGTGACATCTTTCTACAACAGAGAGATCTTCGCAAAGTGGAGGAAGCGAGTTGGTATTGAAGAAGCAAATCGTATCACGAAGAAAGCAACTGCACGGGGAACAGACTTTCACGAGGCAGCGCAAGCATACCTGATGAATCTACAATTGAACTGGGAAGAGTTTCGTCCCATGACTCAGTTCATGTTTCACCATGCCAAGCCATATCTGGATAAGATAAATAACGTACATGCTATTGAAAGAACTTTATATTCAGGATACCTTGGGTTGGCGGGTAGAGTAGACTGCATCGGTGAGTACGAAGGAGAACTAGCAGTCATAGATTTTAAGACATCTGAAAAGATTAAACCTGAGAAGTGGTTGGAAAATTACTTTGTTCAAGAAACATTTTATGCATGTGCTTACTATGAGATGACTGGTATTCCAGTCAAAAAACTAATTACTCTCATGGTAACTCCTGGTGGTGAAGTTAAGGTGTTTGACAAACGGAACAAAGACGACTATATTAAACTTCTAGTTCGTTACATCAAGGAATTTGTACATCACAATACTAGGACAGAGAATGGAGAATGAACTAGAAAAAGCACTAGAAAAGAAATTCTTCTGCCCGTCAAAGTTCGCGCAGGATATTGAAAAACTTGTCCTTGACAATGAGGACATGAGTTATATCGATGCGATTGTTCATTTCTGTGAGATGAACTCGATTGACGTGGAGTCCGTACCTAAACTGATTTCAAAACCTCTGAAAGAGAAATTGAAATATGAAGCAATGGAGTTAAACTTTTTGAAGAGAACCTCCCGAGCGAAACTACCCCTTTGACATGATGCCCTTTGACGCTTATAAAAGCTATTTGTCATTAAAAAATCACTTCACAAAAGAAAAGTATGATTATCACAAATATTGTGGTAAGAGTCGTGCTACAGTAAAATCTTTTTACAAACGTAAAGATCGCTTCTGGTTTGAGAAACTTGCTAGAAACAAATCAGACAAAGAAGTAATCGAATTTTTCGTATCTAACTTTATCGACTGTACTGATCCGGCAAAACTTTGGATTGGAGAGATGATTCGAGAGGGTGAAGATAGATATGTGTCATGGAAAAAACGCACTCAATCTCTATCCTATTTGTTTAAGGAAGAGACTGATAAAGTATTTGGTGACAATAACTTTGATTCGATGTTTGCCTTGGATGGATCGAGACACCCACAAATTCTCAAGGAATATTTGAGAGGTAATGTGTCTATCGAAACCATGGTGATCTTGAATCTTATCCTTGGTTACAAAACGAACTGGGACAAACAACTTATAGATCCAGTATGGACATCCGTAAGTTTGAAAATAAGGAAGTACACACCTTTCCTAAATATTGATGTATTTCGTTACAAAAAAATACTTAAGGAAGTAGTTTTAGGAGAAGCATGAGTTTTTTTGATTCTGAAGTTGTCCGTGCAGAAATGACGGAGATCCAAGAACTTCAGGAAGAAGTTTATAGTAATGTTTTTAAGTTTCCCTCCATGAATAAGGAGGAGAAAAAATTCCATGTTGCGCTTCTTGAGAAACTACTAGATAAACAAAAGGTTCTCTATACGAGACTGAGTTTATCTGATGATCCCGAAGCCAAGATGATGAAATCCCGTATTGTAGAATCTGCTACGATGATGGGACTGCCTAAAGACGTTGACATCAGTGTCATCTTTTCTAATATGGGAAAGATGCTTTATGCAATGAAACAGCAGATTGACACCCAGGGTTCCGACGTATAGAATAACGAAGTACCCAAAAGCCAAATCCCACTAATACAAAAACAATGTCCTTTTCTGATCTCAAAAAGCAATCCTCTATCGGTTCTCTAACTTCCAAACTCGTTAAGGAAGTTGAGAAGATGAACAACACCGCTAGCGGAGGCGATGATCGCCTTTGGAAACCCGAAGTCGATAAAGTTGGTAACGGTTTCGCTGTACTCCGTTTCCTCCCTGCCCCTGAAGGAGAAGATCTCCCCTGGGCAAAGATGTATTCCCATGCCTTTCAAGGCCCTGGTGGTTGGTACATCGAAAACTCTCTGACAACACTGGGACAAAAAGATCCTGTGTCAGAACACAACCGCGAACTGTGGAACAGCGGTGTCGAATCTAACAAAGATGTTGTCCGTAAGCAGAAGCGTAAACTGTCTTACTATGCAAACGTCTATGTTGTGAAAGATCCTACTAATCCTCACAACGAAGGTAGTGTCTTCCTCTACAAGTTTGGTAAGAAGATCTTTGACAAGATCATGGAAGCAATGCAACCTGAGTATGAAGATGAAACTGCTATCAACCCCTTTGACTTTTGGGCTGGTGCCAACTTCAAACTGAAGATCGTCAAAAAGGATGGTTACTGGAACTATGATAAGTCTGAGTTTGAAGCACCTGCTCCTCTGCTGAGTGATGATGATGCTATGGAAGCAATCTGGAAGAAGCAGTATTCCCTTGCTGGACTGACTGCCGAAGATCAGTTCAAGTCCTATGAAGATCTTGAGCGTCGTCTCAAGTATGTCCTTGGACAGAAGTCTCGCACTCCTTCTCCTGCTGATGAAGAGACTGAGTACGATGACTATGCAGCAAAAGAGACTGCAGAGCGTCAGATTCAAGAGTCACTGTCACGCTCCAAGCCTGACTTTAACGCACCTGATATCACTGCATCTACACCAGTTGCATCCAAGGATGAAGATGAAGACGATGCACTCTCTTACTTCCAGAAACTGGCAGAGAGTTAACTAAACAGTTTAATATCTTCCCCTCTCTTCAAGGTTCTGCTCACATACTGAGTAGAACCTTTTTTATATGGCATCAATTTGTTAATCTCTTCAAAGATCAACTCAAGGTAATCGGGTTTGATCAAATAGATATTTCTCTTTGCTTCTTCTTTGCGAATTTCATAGGTGTAGTTTGTAACTGCATCTACCTCATTAGTTCTAATAACATATTGCCCTCTTTCAATATCAAAATATTCAACTTTATAATTCTTGGGAACATTTAACCCCTTAGGTACAACAATTTCTCCGCTATCATTTTTCATCTCTCTTGTTTCATAATGATGAATGTTTCTAGATTTTTCAATATCACCATATTTTTTAATCAAGAAGTCATTGAATGCTGCCTGTGACATAGGCCATTCATCTTGAATATTCATTACATTATTAGATAGTAAGACTACCCAATCAAGTGTTTCATCTTCATAGATTTTAAAGGCAACATTATCTGGACGATCATCTCCTTGAATTTTATACTGAGTAAAGTATGCAAGGTTTTGAAGAATGTCCTCACGAATCTTTACTCTCTTAAAAAGATTTTTTACAACCTGATAGTCGCCAATACTTTTGCCATCAGAATCTCTGTTGACATAATCAAAGTTTGGAACTTGTCTGAAGTAACTTGCCATTTTAGTAACCTATCTCGCCGGGGAATGCGCTATTATTGGGATCTGCTCTAAAGGCCTCATTGGGATCTGCTAATGGGCCTGTGTTTGATAAGTAATCATTTTCGGTAATTGGATCAAGTTCCTGGAACGTCATATCAATTTTATATTGTGTCATCGTTTTATCACGATCATCATATGTCATGTATGTATTTCCATTACCATATGTTGTATTTAGATCTATCAAAGCACAATTTTTAATCTTACCAATAGAAGGATGATCTCTTCCATCACCTGTTTTATACTGAATATTGAATATATTAGGACTTACTACAAAGATATTATTATTTGATTTCTTTACAGACATTCCTTGTTTAAAAAATCTGATGATTTTTTTAATTTGAGTTGCTTCAGTTCTACTTCTAGCAGACATTGTGAATGAAAAGTTAAAAGTTCTCAGTGTCGGCCCTTGAAAAAGTAATTCCATATTTGGATTAAGCACTCCTCCACCAACTCTTGAAAGAAGATTTCCACCTGAAAATTGCTGTGCCAATCCCAATCTCAATGCTCCTACAATATTTTTTGCATCCTCAGAGCCAAGAATTTTCTGAAGTTCATCTGGTGGTAAAGTAATGGCTGATCTTAAAAAATCTGCTCCTGCTTGAATTGCACCTCCGGGGTTTAAAATCGCAGCAGCACCTGCTGCTTGAATAACATTTATATTTTCAGCGTCATACTTTACGGAATTTTTATCTTGTATTCCACCTGTGATTGGAAGTGTTACAGAACCTTGTATTGCTGTGGTATTTCTATTTCCAACAGATAATGGATTAAAATTATTAAAATTGAAATTTATATTTCTACCACCAGAAATATAGCGCATTGAAAATCTAATCCTATCCTGTTCTGAATCTACTATGTCTTCTGGATAATAGAGATTTTCATATTCTTTTCTTCTTACTCCTTTAAAAACAGAGGGGAGTATATTTGTAGAATTAAATGCAAGATCTGTCAATCCTTTTTCTACAGCATCAGCAGTCAATAAAACATTATTAACTGTTGGATATTGTTGCTGCCAATGACTTAAAGGTAAATCTGTATTTTTACGAAGTGCTATAGCAGATTCTGAATTCAAATTAGCTTTTAATGAAGTCTTACCATTTTTTGCATATTCTTTTTGAAAAGCAAGATCAGCATATATTGAATCCGTTCCACTAATATTACCACTAGCATCTCTAGTTTCAGTTCTTACGGTGTTATAATATAAACCATCATCACCCTTTGCTACGAGAGTAGGTGAAGTTAATTTTCTTTGATCATATACCGACTCATCAATTTGTTGTTGATAGACAGTTTTCTTCACATCACCATTTTCATGAGTGGTGATGGTTCTATACTTTCTTTCAGTACCATCAACTGGAAACGGTACGGGCCCACTCGTTACTTCTTCTGCCATTATAGACGAGATTTTTTTCTATTTATTAGATATTAGTGAGATAATATGCATAAGGAATATCAAGGAGAGATTGTATTTCACTCTGTCTTACAAGATGTAATTGTCCAGGTACTTCTTGCCATGTATAATTTCTTATCTTATCCCAGTGAAAATTTACTCCTCTGAATCCCCATTGAAATACATCAGTCACGCCAACCATAGGGTGTTGATCATATTGAATACCAGGAGTTTTTGCATTGTAGATAAAGGTATAAGTTTCACCTACATCAGGTATGATAACTGTTTCATTTAATATGCTCATGATTTCAACCATCATGTCTTCAGGATCACCCAAATCTTTGATTGAATTTTTGGCAAACTCTAATCTATTATTACCTACTTGCTCTATAAACTGAAAATCATCTTCCATAAGTTCTGATACCTAATTCGTCTTCGGTGATGATCTTGAATTCGATTCTTCTGTCTGCACACCACTCGCGGGCTGCTTTCCACTTTGCCTGATTCACAGCATAGGTTGTGCTTTCTCTAATCAAGGTTTTGCGTTGCTTTTTACCAACGGTGGGTGGAGCAGTTTCTCTCTTAGGTTTTACTTCAATGACATAAGTCTTCACTTCTCCACTACTTTCTCTTACTTTGATAATAAAATCTGGAAAGTAACGATGAACTCTTCTATCAACTGGTGAAATGTATGGAATAAAAAACTCTTCACTTCCCCACTCAAGAATGGCATCAGTCTTATCACACCAAACGCAGAAACTTCTCTCCCAATTACTACGACATATTATATTGTTGACATTACCTTTGTATTTCTGTGGATTGGAAGGACGGTAAATACTTTTCTTACTAACTCCCATACATAATATATACGGTAAAAACTATTTAGATGGCAACATCAACACCAAAACCAAGAGCAAGGAATGTTGCTGACTTAAAGGCAAGCATACTTAATCCATCACTAACATCCACCTACGAAACATCATTTGTTTTTCCGGGTGCGGTGGCTGGATGGATGAATAGGCAATCTGGAGTTGGTAATGGTATAGATTTTGATACTTTAAATAGGGTTCAAATTGCTTGTAGAGAGGCTGCACTTCCTGATACGAACTTAGCAACACACGAACAATTTAATGATTTTACTGGCGTCACTGAGAGGCACGCATATAGAAGACAATATTCATCGACATCATCATTTGCATTTTATGTTGACACAAATTATGAATCCATACTCCTTTTTGAAAACTGGATTCGCTTTATAGTAAATGAAGATGCGTCTAATAGTAATTTAAGTAATCGTAATTATACTTACAGAGTAAACTTCCCTAATGAATATAAATCTGAAATCTTCATCAGAAAATTTGAAAAAGATTACGCGGGCAAAGATTTAGAATATAAATTTTTAAATGCGTATCCAGTTTCTATCAATACAATGCCATTAAGTTATGACGCATCTCAAGTGCTTGTGTGTACTGTGAACTTTAACTTCTCTCGCTATACTGTTAATATCAAACAAACTGATAAAATTAGAACTTAATTACATACGATAAATACTCACACTGAATAACATATCATGCCTTTACCAAAAATTTCAACCCCAACTTATGAGTTGGAGTTGCCTTCGACTGGAAAAACAATTAAGTTTCGTCCTTTCCTTGTTAAAGAAGAAAAGTTATTAGTTCTTGCACTTGAGAGCGACGATACAAAAGAAATCACCAATGCTATCAAAGCAGTCCTCAAGGATTGTATTCAGACTCGTGGTATCAAAGTAGAAACTCTCCCTACCTTTGATATTGAATATTTGTTTCTTAACATTCGTGGTAAGTCTGTTGGTGAGGATATTGAAGTAAGTGTTCTTTGTCCTGATGACGGAGAGACTTATGCTGAAGTTCAAATCAGCATTGACGACATCAGAGTATCAAAAGATTCAGAACATACCAATCAGATCAAGATTGATGATAAGTTGATGATGGAGATGAGGTATCCATCACTCAATCAATTTGTTAAAAGCAATTTCGATTTTGGAGAAGACAATCAAGTTGATCAATCATTTGAATTGATTGCCTCTTGTGTAGATAAAGTTTTTTCTGAAGATGAGGCATGGACATCTGAAGACTTTACTAAGAAAGAAATTAATGATTTCTTGGAGCAAATGAACTCATCGCAGTTTAAGCAGATTGAAAAATTCTTTACGACGATGCCTAAATTAAGTCATGAAGTTGAAGTTGTGAATCCAAAAACCAAAAAGAAAGGTAAGGTTGTTCTTGAGGGACTGTCTAGTTTTTTCGCTTAGCACTCTCCCATATGAACTTGGAGAGTTACTATAAATTAAATTTTTCTTTGATTCAGTTCCATAAATACTCATTAACAGAGATAGAAAACATGATGCCTTGGGAGAGAGACGTTTATGTTGAACTCCTAAGATCTCATTTGGAAGAAGAGAAACTTAAGATGCAACAGCAGCAAGGGTAATGAATCTAGACGATCTTTTAAAGTCAATCAGAGAAGAAGATGACTCTAAAGGAGCGAAGATAGATACTGAAAAGTTTTTTCAAACAAAAACTTTTATAAACCCTTTAAAGGGGCAAAGATATCAGGCACCTGGATTGCCTAGTGCTCCTCCTGTTGTTGTTAAACCAACTGTTGTTAAAATAGATCCGGAAAAATTAATTCCTGAAAACTCTGACGTAGTTAGTGAGGAACTTGGCGATAAACTTAATGAACTTATTAAAGTAATTAGAGAGGATAATGAGTTAGAAGAGGAAAGTCAAAAAGAAGATAAGAAACAATTAGAGGCGAAGAAGAAAAAAGATAGAGAAGATAGAATAGAATCAAAGAAAGAAACTAAATCTTTTGTTATTGATTTAAAAAAGAGCACCGGCAAAGTTGGTGGATTTTTTGATAAACTAAAGGATTTTTTAAAAATTACATTATTAAGCGGATTAATTAATACACTTTATAATTTTTTAACTGATCCAAAAAATAAAGAAAAAATAGCTGCAACACAGAAATTTTTAAAAAACTATTGGCCTGCTGTTTTAGGGGCATTAGCTTACTTTTTCACACCCTTTGGTAAACTAGTTAATTTTGTAGTGGGAACTGTCGGTAAATTTTTATTAAAACTTGGATTACTCGTTGCAAAAAATCCTATTCTTCTTGCTGCATTAGGTGGAGCGGCTTTAGGTATTGCTGGATCTGAATTAGCAAAGCAGAGACAAGAAGAGGCTAGAGAAAGACAAAGAGATTTCTTGAGAGAATTGGGAGTTAGATTTGAGGATAAAGAAACCGGTGAACCCCTCACTGATCGCGATAAAGAATTTGATCCAACTCCATTCATAGATACTCCAGATAACCCCGTACAAATTGAACAACGTGAACCAGGTTTTCTTGAAAAATTAAGGAACACAAGAGACAAATTTATTTTCGGCACTGAGTTTGGCCCTAATCAAACAATTTTCCCTCCTCCAGGAAGTTCACTACTCACGAATCCATCCTATCAATTCCGTGGTGGTGGACTTAGCATGGGAACTGATGTAGTTCCTGCTATGCTGACTCCTGGTGAATTTATTATGAGTCGTGGTGCTGTTAATATGTTTGGTGTAGATACCATGATGGCGATGAATAAAGCAGGTGGTGGAACCAACCGTCCTAAACTTGGAAAGGTAATGGGATATCAGCAAGGTGGAATGGTAGGAGCAGAACCACCTAAACTGCCGCAAAAAGGAAAAGACTTCTGGACTTTGGTTGCTGTCGCTGGCACTGAAGATAATGATCCTCAAGCTTGGGCAGATGTTGCACAATCAATTTATAACAGACAGATGTCTGGTTTAAATTTCAATCAGATTGATAATTCTATCTCTGGATTTATTTTAGGAAAAGAACAATATGAACCTACCTGGAAACTTCCTAAACCAGGTAAAAAGGGTATTCCAAATCTCGATTGGTACAATATTAATGACATTCAAACAGCATCTATGGCAACTGGTAAGTCAATTGCTTACCTGCAAAGAGTTGCTGATGCAATTCAGAATCCTACCTATCAAAAGAAAGCAAGAAAATTTGTAGGTGGAAAAACAGATTTTATGGGTGGAGATGAAAAACCAAAATTTGAATTAGGTGACGTAAGGAGAGGAAAACAAGGAGAGGATAATTTCTTTGGATTCTTTGCCGGGACTGATGCTGAAGATTATGGAAAAACAAGTCCGAGTGCTGCAGAAATTCCATCTTTTGTAGGCACTCAACCTACTATTCCATTACCGATAAAACAATCTGAAAAAATTAAACCGCCCGAAAAAAGTAGACAACAACAAATTAGAGATAATTTTGATTCTATAAGAAGAAAACTTTCTGATCCAATTGAAACATTTATTAAAACTCCTTTTAGAAATGTCTTTCCTGTGGGCACTCCTAATGTACCTACAGAAACAAAGAATTTTGTATTACCACCCATTGAATCTCCTAAACAAAATCAAAGTTCTAGTCAAACAAATGACATTCCTTCTTTTAGCGTCGTATCTAGCAATAAAATGAGAGATCTTATTTCAAAAGATCTTGGAATCGGTGATCTGGCAGGTGTATCATGAGATTTACTGACTTCGGATCTGTTGTAAAAACTTATAAGAAAAACTTTCAATTAAGAAAGAAAACATTTGTTGCTGAGAGAAAAGCAACTCAAGCAAAAAAGAAAAAAGACAGAGAAGATAGAATTGAAGCAGTAAAAGCAGTACAACCTCTTATAAAAATTAAAGGAAGCACATCTAAAAAAATAAACTTTCTTGGAGATATAAAAAAGTTTTTAGGTTTTATGTTAGCAGGATTTATTCTGCAAAATTTAAAAACTATATTACCTATATTACAGAATATTATAAAAAAAATAGGTGATATTGTAAAAGGTGTAAAAGAATTTGTAGAAGGAGTAATAGGAGGGGTACAAAACTTTTTTGAAGGTTTAGATGGTGCTAAAAAAAGAATGGAAGATTTATTATCTCCCATTTTAAATGCAGACTTATCTAATTTTGTTCCCTTTCAAAATCAATTAGATAAGGTATTGACTGGTGTTCTTGCTATTGCTGGTATAATTACTGGACTGTATCAAGGTAGTAAGGGTGCTGATGGTAGTGGTGATGGTAGCACTCTAATTGATGAGACTGCTAAGGGATCTGCTGTTGGAGTTAATATTGCTGCTCAGAGAAAAGCAGCACGTCTTAAAGCACTTAATGAAGCAAAAAAATTAAAAGCGCAGAGAGCAGCAGAAAGAGCAGCAGCAAGAGAGGCAGCTGCAAGGAAATTAAGAGCAGAAAGTAATTTAACTAGAATAGCAAGAGAAAAAGCAGCACAAAGAGCAGCAGAAAAAGCAGCACGAATAGCGGTAGCACAAGAATCACTACGAAAAGCTATTTTAAGAGAAAATATTGCAATAACAGGTGGATCTACTGGAACTACAAAACCCTTATCGCCTGGAGCAGGAATACCCTCTGGTGCAAAAATAACTCCAGACATTGCTAAATTATTTAAACAAAATATAGCAAAGATGGGTGGAAGTCCCATAAATCTTGGAGATATGGGGGATTTTGTTGAACCCACGACTGATGTAAAAAGTTTAGTAAACGAAGCGATTGAGGAAAGTGCGAGAAGGAAAGCAATAGAGAGTGCTGCAAAAGACGCTGCTTTTTTCAATAAAGCAGGTATTGATCCTGGTAAACTTTTTACAGAAGCGCAGTTAGATCAATTTGGAGAAGATCTTTTAAAAGATAAAAAATTTAAATCTATCACTCCGTTAGAGAAATTAGTTGGGAAACCTTCAGCAACTCCCTACCCTGCAAGTCCCTCACCCGATAAAGTGAGCAAATTTAATCAGATAATGAAAAATGCAAGAGGTTTTATCAAACCAAAAAATCTCAAATTACTTAGAGGATTTGCTAAAGATTTAGGAATTGGTTTAGCGATTGAATTTGCTGCGGGATGGGCAATAGATAGAGGATTGGAGGCACTTAAACTTGATGAAAAGTCTTTACTTGAAGAAAGAGTTTTAAAATTTAATCGACTACCTAAAGAAAAACAAAAAAGTATCATTGAAACTTATAATAAAAATCTAGAAAAAGAGTTGGAGTATCAAAAGACATTTTTTGCAAAGGTAGAAAAAGTTATTGCACTAGGTGATATGACAGTAAATGAAAGAAGAATTAAATCATTAACAAGTTTTTTAACTGCAGTATCAATCTCTGGTGCTGGGCCTGTTTATGATCTAGTAAGTGCTGGGCCTTTACCTGATTACCTTGGATCTGATGTTGATATTGAACTACCAACTCAAGCACCTGCTCAACCATCCACACCAAAGATCAGCACTCCCTCTGTGATGCCACCACTTCCTCCTACAGGTACGTTAGGAACAGGAGCACAAGCATATGGTGCTCCTAGGGCAGGTGGAACCAGAAGACACGCAGGTGTAGACTTTGATCCTGCTGATGATAAGAACAGTAAGTTCTATTCAAGAATCGGTGGAAGGGTTATGCGTGTTTTATTTGATCCAAATGGATATGGCAACTATGTTGATATCTACAACGCTGAGTTAGATAAAACTGAAAGAATTGCTGAGGGCAACAGAAATCATGTTAAGGTTGGTGATATTGTCAAACCAGGAACTCTTGTTCAGTCTGGTTCTGAAATGACTGGTGTCTTTCATTACGAAATAAGAGATGGTAAGGTAGAAACTTATGGTTTCAAAGGCACTCTTGATCCTATTAAGTTTTTAAAAAATTTGCAGAAAACGCAAGATGTAAAACAATCTCCTCAAGCTTTTATAAAGACATCTTCATCTAACCTAATTAGTAGTGCAGGATTAGATCAACCCACCACATATTCAAGTGAGGGAATGTCTGTAAGACGCGAAGTTAACAACATATTCGTCCCAATCGCCGCCTAACATGAAAGGTAATAAACCTATTCTCTATAAAAAATTAGAAGTTTTTTCTAATGAAAACGATGAATCTGTAGATATCAGAGCAGGTGTTCCTGTGCTTGAGTATCGTGAGAGTGTCTTGAGTCCTTATATAACGATTGATTTAAGTATCATTGATGCGGGAACAGCAACTGAAGTTGATGATGGTTCAAGAGGGACGATAGGATTATTAGAATCAATTAAACTTCAAGCAGATGAAAAATTTAAATTGATACTTGAAGATGAATATGGTAATAGAATTGATTTATCAGAGGACACTGATTTAAAGGTAGGAAAAACTACATTCGCAACCACAAGTAATAGACAGTCTACAGTTGTAATTAGAGTTGTATCTAAAGAGGCGTATGATAATACCCTTTTAGAAAATAGAATGACTGATTCTTATATTGGAAAGGGAGATGAGATCATTCGTAAAGCACTTGATTCCTTAGGGACAGAGAAGGATAGATTTTTAGAAACAACTGAAAATGAAATTCAATTCAATGGAGATAACAGATATCCTTTTGAGATGTGTTTAGATATTCAAAAGGTTTCAATTCCTGAGGGAATTAAAAGTGCTGGATATCTCTTCTGGGAAACATCGAGAGGATATCATTTTAGATCACTTGATAGATTATTTGAAGAGAGAGGAAAAATTATTAAAAGATATGTTGAGACTGGATTTTCTGATCAGAGTGTTCTTCCCGGTTATGATGGTAAAATTCTTAAATCAAGTTTCCTAAGAATTAATGACACACTAAAGCAATTTGAAGAGGGTGCATATAATACTGAACTGGATTTATTTGATATCCTTGGAAAGGAAAACAGGTTTCAGGAAATTACTAGAACCACACCTGGTAATGGTGAACCTAATGAAAAAGATAATATTATTGCTGGACTTAATGTACCAATTTTGAGTAAAGAATACAGAGAAAAACCTACCGTTGAATTACACCGAACAAAAGATGATGGACAAAAGATTAAACCTGGAGATGGTTTGGCTGATATAAAAGATAGTAGTTTTGATGTTGTCAGGACATCACTACAATCACTACAAAATTATAGGCAAAAGTTCAGTATATCAGTTAATATAGTAATTGATGCAGATCTTTCATTGAATGCCGGTGATCTAATTTTTTGTAAGTTTCCTGAAACTGCTCAAAAACAAACTATCCAAGGAAGTCCCAAAGATAGTGGCATATATATGATAGCGGATTTGTGTCATTACAGCACGCCAACACAGGCGTTCACCGGACTAAACCTAGTCAGAGATTCTTACGGAGTTAAAACCTAATGGAAAGCGTCGAGAAACACATCCAAAAAGATAAGGAGATTCTTCAAGATCCCACAACATCGCCACAGCAACGTCGTCACATCGAAGGCGAGTTGCATGAGCTAGAAGTATATGTTGAAAATCATAAGAAAGAAATAGAGGCAGGAGATCATCATGATCCAACTGCATTAGAACTTTTCTGCGAAATGGAACCTGATGCAGACGAATGTAGAATTTACGACGATTAATAAATGGGATTAGAAAAGGCATACGATTCAAAGACAATAGCAAAACTCTGGGCTGCAACCCAGAGAAAAATTGCTGTGATCGTTGGAACTGAAACACAATTAGACACACAAGATGATACTAAGTTTGATAGTGTAAAACCTGATGTTGTTGCTCAACGATATAGAATCAGAGTCTTAGGAGAAGATCCTGCAAGTAAACCAGAGAGTAGACTTCCTGTCGCCTATCCATTACAAATTTCAAGTGGATTGGGTGGACAAGATATGGGTACTATTAAGTATGTGCCTAATACTTTTGTTTATGTTTCAAAAGATCCTAATAATGGAACTTATCTAATTGAACGAGTAGTTCCTAACTATATTTCTGAACCCTTAAGAGATCTTGAGGGAGATAGCACAGGAGAGCAAGCATATAGTGGTTTTATTCCTGGGGTATCTATCGTTCCTCAAACTTATTACGATAGAAATAGTCCATATAATCTTAATACTGCTGAATTATTTGGGGCTACAGCACCATCACATGATGATATAAAAATAGATTTTGATACTCAACTTCCAAAATTTCCCAAACCTAAATCTTGCGAAAAAGTAAATGTTTCTGGTGTTAATGATGCTGTTGAAAAATTAATTAAAGAAGTAGAGGCAATCAAAACAGGTATTACTGGAGATGATAGTTTCCTTGTTACTGCACAACAGTTTGCAGGAGATGTTAGAGCAGGCATTTCAACCTTTAATATCGCAAGTGGTATCGGTATTGGTGAAAAAGAATTTGATATATCATTAAATAATGCAGCAGGAGACATCTCAAGAATTATTGCTGCTATGATGCAGCAGGTTAGAAAATGGGTACTGAGAAAGATAACAACAGTTGTTAATAACTTAATAGGTAATGTACCACTCAGTGCAAGATACCTTGCCAATGAAGCAAGTGATAAAGCACTCTCTGCTATCTCCTGTTTGTTCTATAGAATCCTTTCAGGATTAGAAGATATTGTTGCGAATATATTGAGAACTATTATTAATAAAATTCTTAATGCAGCAGATTGTTTAGTTGAAAATATTTTTGGTGGTATAATAGGAAATATTATAGGAAATATAATCGGAGCAATCAATTCTATCCTTTCAACTTTTACGGAACTTCTTGGAACAGCAATTGATTTTGCAAACGACTTATTAGAATTTGTTATTGATTTGTTAGACTTTTTCAAATGCCCTGTCAAAAATGAGTGTCCTCAGACAGAGAAATGGGATTTCTTAAGTGGATCATCTGCCCCCAAAGAAACGTTAGACTTTAACAGTATCTTTACTCAAGCGCAGAATCTTGTGCGAGATGTATCTCAGGGAGTTGGAAATATTACAACTACATTTGAAAAAACTTATGATGAGGTAGGAAATGAGATAAACGAGATAGTTAATTTTACAAACAGTGATGGATCAAAATTTGATCCTATTGACAATTTTAATGCCGGAGTAATTTGGCAGAATGTTATTGACGGTTCTTGTAATGCAGGTGCGGTTGATTGTGGGCCTCCCACCGTTCAGTTCTGGGGTGGTGGAGGCACAGGTGCTTCAGGAAACGTAGTTGTAAATGCATTAGGAGAAATACTGGGAGTCAACATAATAACTCCTGGTAGTGGATATTCTAATCCTCCCTTATTACAATTTCAAGATGCTTGTGGTAAAGGAAAGGGTGGTAGAGGAATAGCAATTATTGGGCCTATTACTGGAGGAACTGGTATTGACGGTGATGGGCCATTCGGTGATATTGGAACAGGTGATGATAGCACTGGAGTATTTGATGACGGGACAGGAGTTGGGCCCACAACGACAGTAGGCCCAACGGGTGGTGTTAATACTGGAGTTGGTGATGATGGTGATGTGTTCCTTGATGATGATACAACATATGATATTGTTGATGATCGCGGCACGATTACTATTGCTGACGACTTAAAGGACTTCATTACCGTAACGAGATACAATGAAATTGAAGCACGCACTGAAACAACCAGAAATGTTACTTCAGTAACTTTTACTACCACTCCCTTATACAGATATTACAATCCCACCAATGGTGATCATTTTACCGGTTTAGATAGCATAGCTCCCGAAGGATATGATAATGAGGGTATATTAGCTAATGTTTTTGTTGGACCTCAACCACCAGGAACTATTCGCCTTATTGATGATGAAGAAGGGAACCGAAGTAATGAGGGAAAACCATTAAGTAATTACACTGCTTATGTTTTCCCTCGCAATGCAAATCGTCCATTTAAGATTGATGGTGGAGAGATACCAACTACACTGTTGTATGCAAAGACTAATAACAGGGATGTATTGTTTACAAGTGATGTAAACGAAGGATCACCTGAATATTTTTTAGATAGAACCAATAACGCTTACGGATTTGCTTTTTATGCGCCAACTTCTCCGGTAAGTATTACTGTCACTGATGAAGAGATAATAAACACCGTTGTTTATGATGGCACTGGAACAGAAGGACACCTTGTCGGTAGCATCGGATATTATATTGATATTAGAAACATTGAGGAACCTAAATTTGCTGTTAGGGGTGTTACTAGTAGACTTAGAGCAAGTGGATTAGTTGCTTCAGATAGATCAATTAGACTGTCCTCTGCATATCCACAATCAAATAGTATTAATAGGTACAAAGTAGCCTTTGATATGACAAATAGTCTAAAACCTGGAAGGCAAGCAACCTATGTAAGGGGATTTAATATAAGTCTTGGTGTTGAAGACACTGGAACACCTGGCACTACAACTGGAGTCGTAGGTGTTGTTATGCTTGATTCTGGATATGGATATGATAGTTTACCAATAGGTGATAGGGGTGGTAGTGGAAGAATATGGGCAAATAGATGTCAAACAACTGTGCATAGAGCAAACTTTGATTGGGACATTCCATACAGTGAGGGACAAACTATTACCTTGTTTTATGGAGACACTATTACTCTGCCCGGTAAAAATCCTGTGGTTATTGATCAAAACTTTACTGAAGATTTAATACCTGGATGTGTTGTAACTGGCATCAATCCAATGTTGAAAGATATGACACAATTTGATTATTCATACGGAAAGGTTTATGAGACTGGTATAAAACATCAGTTTGGTTTTGCTGTCGATGCACAAAGAGCATTTGATCAAGGATTTACTGAGCAAGATATTAGATTTTTCTTGGAGAATAAGTTCTTCTTGAGAGTTGGGCCCGAGATGAGAGAGAAACTGCTTGATCCTAATTGGGGAAATATATCTGAGTTTAGCGTCACTGTCACAGCACCGGGATGTCCTCCTGGGCCTGGGACTGGGACTGGGATTGGTAGCGGAGATTCAGTCATCACTGTTTTAGATGATGTGTTTATTGCTAATCCTGGATTTGGATATGACGATAGTGATACTTTAGATCCCCCTGTTGGTGATTTAGTAATCCGTGATGGTAGAATAATTGATGTTAACGTAACAAATCCTGGTATTGGTTACACAGTTCTTCCAAATCTGAAAATAAATACAAGAACCGGATTTAATGCTGATTTGAAACCACTATTAGGATTTGTTGATGCTAATAATTCTGGATTCGCTGTTCCATTCGGAACTCCGACTCTGCAAGTAATCGACTGCGTAGGTAAGGTGTAATGAGTGCAGCAAGGTGTCCGGATTATAATAGAATAGGTAACACACGAGGACAAGTTACCTTTGAGGATGTAGATGTTAGAAATAACAAAATGGCGGTGATGATTCGTCGCATCTTTCCTGCACCTCAATTTAGAAGAAGTCAATACATTGGACTTCAGATGGATGGTGAACTCGATGGAGCAGTCGTTGTATCTGCACCATCGGTGTATAATGTAAGGTGTGGTGAAAAACCTGTTGATGGCGTATCTGCCATTACATATGCTGAAAATGGTGATATAATACTTTATGCACCTAGAGGTAGAGTGAGGATAATGGCACAGGACATTGATCTTATTTCAGAGGGTAATGGAAGCACTACAGGTTTCGTAAACATAAACTCTAACTCTGTTGTTGATATTGATACAGGTGAGGTGAGAGTTAATGCATCTGATGCAATTGGTTTGGGTGCAGAGAGAAATATTAATTTAAACTCTGGACAACTTGTCAAGGTTGCATCTGGAAACTTTAAGGTTATTGAATCTCCTGATGTATCCTTGGTGACATCATTGTTTGGAGCGGGTTCGTTGTCACCCATTCAATCCCTTGAGGGACTTAAAAAACTTCTACAGAGTCTATTATAAATGGAAGCACAAGATCTACATATTGGTAAACAACTGCAGGTAAACTTTTCCCCTAAAGGATCAGTTCCGATTCCTTGTGCTGCTTACTTGACAGGCGCTGCTGCCATTCCTGGCACAGGATTCTTTAACGGAAGTGTGATGGTTGGAAGTCCTATACTTCATCCAATACATACTGCTGCCCTTCAGATAACTCGTCCGGATCCTGTTGGCAATCCATTAGCAGCAAAGGCACCCTCGATTGTTCATATCAGAGGACTTCCTCCTCCGGCATCCACACCTATCGATGTGGTGATTGGTGATCCTTTAGGCCCTGTTGGCATCACAATGGCAACAACCATTGTGCTTGAAATTAATGCGGTATCAAAAAAAACAATTTCTCCGCTTGATATCAACATCATTGCCCTGATGAAAAAACTTGGTGTTCAAGTTGACAATGGAGCTACGGTTGAAACTGGGGCACAAGCACAAGCAGGTGCAGAATCTAGAGCGTCTGCAAAGGCAATAGCAGGGCCTATGGCGGTATCATCACCTGTTTCAGCTCCTAAGTTTGTAGGAAAGATTTTTACCGGTAGAGCATTATTAAACAAATCCTTTGATATTGAGCACCCTACAAAATCAGGATGGAGATTAAGGCACTCTTGTGTTGAAGGCCCCGAGAATGCTGTTTATATTAGGGGTAAACTTGAGGGTGAGCATATAATTAAACTTCCTGAATACTGGAAAAGATTAATAAATTATGATACAATATCAGTAAATCTCACTTCATTTGGGAGAAAAGATAACTTGTATGTAAAAGATATACAAGAAGATAGAATTATTGTAGCGGGTGATCACCTAACCAATGTAAATTGTTTCTATCAAGTATGGGCAGATAGATTAGGAGAAGCACTAATCGCTGAATATGAAGGAGAGACACCTGCTGATTATCCTGGTGACAACTCAGCGTATTCAGTTGCTGGACATGATTATGATGTAAGGAGTTAATAAAAATGTTATCTACAGAACTTGTAAAAAGAGCACAAGAAGATATCGATTTCAAAGCAATGAACATCGAGAAACTTCAAGATCAGATCGTTGAGTTTGACGATCAAAAGTCCTTATATGATGAAGGTATAGTCAAGATTGAGACAACACTTTTGAATCGTCTTGATGATGTTAATAAATCATTTGATGCGGTAAGTGAGGCATATGATGCAGCAATTGCTAGTACCTGTAAAAGCGATTTGTTTTGGAGAATTGTTGATTTTACGGAGACAAGTGAAGAAGATGAATATACATTAGAATGCACTAGACTTAACCCCGGCGGATATAGTTTAACCGATACTAATATTGCTGGGAACTCTGGTATTGGTAGCACGGTTGCATATTTGGGTGTAACTGGTATTGTAACTTATTATCCTGCTAGTCAAACTTATGGAAATGAAAATGAGGAGATAAATGATTTTGTAAATAATCCATACTTTGGATTTGATAGAAGAAACAGATATGGATTAAAAATATATTCAGAACCTTATGATAAAGATATTGGCGACACATTAATTGGTGAGTTCATCGGTACTTGTAGTGTTGGATCTACGGAAGTCACTGTGATGCAACCAGTGGGATCTGGTTTAACTTTTGGTGTTGGACAAATTATCGTTAGTGCAGGAAAAACTGCTATCTTTCCTAATAATGCAAAAATTGTGGGAATCGGAACCGCTTTAAAAGACATTCGTTCTATTCCATCAACAGGTATTGGTAGCACTGCTGTCACAGTTAATATTTTATCAATGGATACGGTTTGTGGGGCCCCTGCATCTGCTCCAGAATCTGATGGTTCCTTTGTAGAGTTTAGAGCACTGGACGATCCTATTGCATTTAGATTTGGTGGTAGAAAACGATATGATATTCCTTTTAATCAAGATCCTTTCACACCGCAAACTATTAGTATTGCAAACACCAGCACATTAGGCACAGGTGTATCTGTTTACATTGAAAACTCAGGTGTGAATGTAAAATTTGCATCATGGGACGCCTCATTAAAGTTTATTCCTCCTGAATTTGGGGCAGTAGAACCACAAGTTGGTGCCGGACAAGCATTTTATAGAGTTGGCTTTGGACATGCTCCCGTCGATGGATTAACAAAAGCTTCTGAAGGAGATAGAATAACTGTCACCGATCTTACGGGTAATTATACTTCTCTATCTAATTGTTCTAGCGATATTGAGAATCAAATTACAAATGCTTTAGGTATTTCAAGCACTAAAGAGACTGCTCTAACAGCACAAAATAGTCAAAACACTATACTAGCTAATAGTGCTCAAGCATTGAGGGCTGAGAGAAACCGTATTCAACTTGGTATATTTGGCGTAAGAAAAGTTCTTACCACAATAAATGAGGAAATGGATGAACTTGAATCACTGCAAGTTCTTATTAATGACACTACAGTATCGGATGTCGTACAATGATTGAACCAAACTTTGAATTTCTGCATGGCAGAACAACTAAAAAGGAAATTATTATCCCAGAATCGTGGGAAGAGGATATTGATATGGATTCCATTACCATTCATCTAACGCAGGTGGGAGCGAATCAAGATCTTCGTGTTAAGCGTCGTCAGGGTAGGGAGATTACTCTGGATACCAATGGGTTACCTGTCGATTGTTACTACATAATTATCGGTGAGTTGCTTGACAAGGACTCCTAATTACCTTATAATACGTGGGTAATCAAGGAAACACCAATGCAAGACGAATTTCTCACCCGAGTCGTCATCGATCCTTCTACCCGCAACTTTTATCTTTATTCCAACGAAGGTGATGAGAAGATTGTGGATTGCACGACAATGGATGAGTTTATGAATGTATTATCTTTCATTCGTGACACTGCACCCGAAGATGCCATCGCGTACTCAAGTCCTCTCTGAGGGAAAAATGAGCTTTAATTCCAAAAAACCCCCAAAAAAAATTCCAGCAAAAATTTACCCTGTAGGGTTTTACGAAGAAATTCTTAAGTGTTACGAGTATGAGAACAGAAACCCGACAATCTATGGAAATGTTATTCGCAGCGAAATGGAATTTACCCAAAGCAGCGAAGAATGCGAATCTGACTAATAAAGAGATGAAGATTACATTCAATGAATATTGCCTTCTTCATCCGCCTACCTGGGTGCTTGAAAACGAATTGTGGATGAACTGAGGGAGTGTGGCGGAATTGGTAGACGCACCAGACTTAAAATCTGTTGAGAGTAATCTCGTGGGGGTTCAAGTCCCCCCACTCCTATTACTTTTCATTTTAGTAGAGCAATGCTTAAAATGTAGTCCATGTTCAATTTGTTGGGAGCTTGATAATATAACTGATAAATAACTAACAACAGAAATAGTGCGTTAGTAAGATGCCTCTCAGTCGTCTAGATAATTTTTTAAAGAATGCGCGTGGCAACATTCTCTACGTTAATCCTAACGATTTAGACGCCACAGACTCTATCGAAAATCAGGGTAATTCTCTTGCTCGTCCTTTTAAAACTATTCAAAGGGCACTCATTGAGGCAGCTAGATTTTCGTATCAGAGTGGATTAGATAACGATAGATTTAGTAAGACTACGATTCTTTTATATCCTGGTGAGCACCTTGTAGATAATCGTCCTGGATGGATTCCTGATGGATCTGGTAACTTTAGACTGAGAAATGGACTTACCTCTTCAGACTTCCCGTCTTTTTCGCTAACCACTAATTTTGATCTCTCAACAGAAAATAACGCTTTATATAAGCTTAACAGTGTTCATGGTGGAGTTATTTTACCTAGAGGAACATCTCTGGTAGGTTTAGATCTTCGTAAAACCAAGATTCGTCCGAAATATGTTCCCGATCCTGAAAATGCGAATATTGAAAGAACTGCTTTATTCAGAGTAACTGGTACTTGCTACACTTGGCAGTTCTCTATTTTTGATGGTGATCCTAATGGAATCGTATTTAAAGATTACACTTCTAATACATTCGTTCCTAATTTTTCTCACCATAAACTTACTTGTTTTGAGTATGCTGATGGCAAGAACGACGTAAAGATCAACGATGCATTTATCAGCAACTTTGATGCTGGAAGAACTGATCTTGACATATATTATGAAAAGGTTGGTTTGGCGTATGGGCCCTCCTCTGGTAGAGAGATTCAACCTGATTATCCTGATTCAGGACTTGATATTCAACCCAAGATTGATGAATTCCGTATCGTTGGCCCTAAGAGTGGTGCGATCGGAATTACAAGTATCAAGGCAGGAGATGGTGTAACTGCTACTACCGATATTACTGTCACTCTTGAGAGTGCTCTGTTCGGATTAGACGTTGATACCCCAATCAAGATTTCCAACGTTGCAACAGATGCATACAATGGACAGTTTGTTGTTAGTGATGTATTAGAGACGAGTGCTGCAGGAACCACTAAATTTAAGTATAGTGTATCCAATGCACCTTCTGATGCATTACCCACTGTAACTGGTTCACAAGTTGATCTGCAGTCTGATAGTGTAACTTCAGCGTCTCCTTACATCTTTAACATCTCTCTGCGTTCCGTCTTCGGTATGTGCGGTATGCACGCTGATGGAAGCAAAGCACTTGGATTCAA